ATGAATCAAATTTTTCAAATGATTGAAGAAGATTCAAAGGTGGCTTTTAGCTTTGAAAATCAATATAAAAGAGCTACATATGTTACTGTTATGCCCTCTTCTGTCAATACCTCGGCTACAACTGATCCAAGCACTAAAAAGACCTCTATTTGGTTTCACATTGTTGCTCAGTTTAAGACCCAATATGCAAGCATCGACGAGAATGGTCAAGTTAGCGATGATGCGAACGAGACAATTAAGCAGCTTTTTATAAAGTTCCCACAAAGCTATTTAGAAGAACAAAAAGTTTTACAAAGTGAGTTTAAAAAGTTCTTAAAAGAACACTTTATTGGCAAGCGCTTTTTAACTCTTCCAGTAGGAACCGAGGGACAAAAATACGAGATAAAGGGCGATAAATTAGTAGCGATTAAAAATCAAACAGAAACAACAATTAGTGAGAATTTTAATTTAAGAGCCTTTATCGATGAGATAAACCAAGGTAGTAAAAAAGAACCATTGCAGCCAAGCGAAAAGAGTGTTAAGCAGCCAAGAGTGCTTTAAAAATAATCCTACCAAAGCGCATTTTTTTTAAGTGCGCTTGAATAGGAATATTTTCCTAGATTTTTTTTAAAGGGGGATAGAATGAGAAAGACATTTATAAAATTTCTTTCACTCTTGACGGTCTTTACACTTGGAGCAACTAACGCACTGGCAGACGTTACGTTTAATGAAGCTGGAAAACCAACCGGCACCATTGACGTATCTAATGTTTGGGCGTTTGGTGGCATTTTACTAACTGCTTTAGCTAGTATTATTGTCTTAAGATGGATAATTGGCTTTGTAAAACGCGGTTAATATGGGGGCTAAAAAGCCCCTTAAATTTGAGTATCTAAAGAGAATTAAAATGAAACTTCCATTAGACGGATTACACCCTTTTTTACTAGCATTTTTTGCAATCTTAATAAGTGCTTTAATTTCTTATAAAATCATACTCGCGATTGTCATGCTATCGAAAGAGAGTTTTGAGTGAAAACGGCTTTTGCGCTTGGGATAAGTTTAGGAAACTACAATTTTTTAATGGGGCTTAGCGGTTTAATATGTGGCTTTTTGTTGTGGTTTTTTATATTTATTTTTGTGAGTAAGATGTAATGAATGTTTTATCTATTACTGGGGTTTTGAGCTTCGATTATTTCTTCAGCCTGATTTTTTGGTTTGGGCTCGAGCTTTTACCACTGCTTTTAATATTAGCTTTAATCTCTAAAAGATGGTTTAAATGAGAGTCTTTATTACACTGTTTTTATTCTTTAGCTTTGCTTATGCTTCTAGAATGCAAGCCTTTTTTGATGCGTACGAAGTTCCTGTAGTTGAGCTTGATGAAAAAGAGCGTGTTGTAATATTTCATAATCGTAGATGCAAAGATTATAAAGAGGGCTTTACAGCTGAGATTTGCGATAACTATGATCTCTTTGATGATGGCGTTGGAAGTAGTGAAAATTTATATAAAAAGGAGATATTAACATCTTATAAGCTTGGAGCAAGAGAGCTTAATATCAACTCTTATTATGATGCTGAGATAAATTGGAATGATGAGTTTGTTGGAAAAAGGTGGGATCATGGTCTTGTAAAGATCTTAAAAAAGACTCCAGATTTAGATAAAGAAGATGCCTTTGGGACAATGCTGCAAGCTTATACAACAGAGATTTATCCAGGTAGATTTTCTGGGCGTGAAGAGTGCCCTAGTAGTGCTCCGTATTTTAGCTCGGCAGCAAAAGAGTGTACTGGCGTATGCGATAGCATCCCCAACTTTGTATCACGAATGAATTGTTATTGTAATGATAGAGGTTGGGGAGAAGCTGGAAATTTAGATGATGTCATAGCAAACGGAACAGAGAATAAAAACTGCTCTTTGCAGTGCCAAAACGCCCCAATCGCTAAAACCTACACAGAAAAACAGTGCCAAGAAAAGTGTAATCCAGCAGTCTTAGCAGCCGAAAATGTAGCGCCTTGCCTTGAAGAATGTAGGCATGGGGAGCAAGCTATTATAAATTTGACTAACTCTCAGTGCACAACTGATGATTTAGATGTAGATGGCAGCACTGGAGCGGTAAAACCGCCTGAAAAAAAGCCAGATGAGGATAAACCAACCCCTCCAAAACCAGACAAACCAAAACCAAATAATCCAGATAATAAAAAGAGCGATACACCAAATAACAATAATAACACAGGCAACAATTCAGGCAGCAATGTAGGCGGCAAAAATCCAGATGGTGATACTTCACATAGAGTAGAGATCGGAAATGGCAGCACTGGGGGCACGCCAAACACCCCCACAAAACCAGACAAAGATCATGATACTTCAAAGATAATTCCACCAAATAATAAAAGTGATAATACAGAGTGTAAGGGGGAGGAGTGCGGCAAGCCTGGAAATTTACCAGGCGAAGATATTAAAAATGGGGTAGAAAAGATGTTTGGAGAGTTTGAAGGCTTTAAAAATACTCTACTAAATAAGACAGATAGCCTAAAGAGTGATTTAGAAAATCTAAAAGAGAGAATCACTATAAACAAATTTCCGCAGATGATGAATTATGAAGTACAGAGTTGCCCATACAGGGCTACTTTTACAACTCAATATTTCTCAATACCTCTAAATTTTGATGTTTGTAAGGCGGTATCTTTATTATATCCAATTCTTTATTTTTTAAGCTTTTCTAGTGTGCTATTTTTAGGCATAAAGTTTTTTATAAAAATTTTAATGGGGTTGTAGTATGCATTTTATAGTTTTATTTATTATAGAAGTTATTAAATTTTTAAAAGATATTGTAATAGCTTGGTCTAAAAGAGTGATAACCTTTGGTTGGATGGTAGCTATAAATGTCGCTTCCTTGACGACTTTTGTAGCTTATATATACTCTTTAATAAAGTGCATTGAATGGCTATATGAGAGAATTAATGGTTTAATAGATTCCTTATCTGGTTTGGTATTTGGTGGAGACGAGATTCTATCATTTAGTATGCAAGTAGCCGTTGCTAGTGGGGCGTATAGTGGTGCAATAGATGCGCTGCGCATACTCTTAGATGGGTTGGTATTTTATTTTAGCGCGCTGCTTAGTAAATATACACTAAAAGTAATTATGCAGGTTCGCATAAATATCTTATCTTTGATAATAGCGTTTAAATAAGATGGCAATTACATATATTACAGGAAATCCAGGGAGTGGAAAGAGCTACTTAGCAGCGTCAAAAATATATGATTACTTTTACGCACAAAAGAGAAAGCCACCCAAAAACGACAGAGAGAACTTAGCAAAATATAGCTTTTGCTACACAAATTTAAATGAGTTTGCATTTGATAAATTTGATGATGTCTTTGAGTTTAAAATAGATGATTTTAGAGTGTTTTTAAGTGATCTATACAATATCTACCAAGATAAAACGGGTGATAGCGAGCTTGTAAAATATTGCAAAGATAATAAAATTTTTAACGCACTGTTTGTAATCGATGAAGCCCATAATATTTTTAAAGAAAAGGGCGATGAGCTGCTTATTTGGTGGCTTACTTATCATAGGCATCTACATCATGACATAATTTTAATTACGCAAAATCTATCTTTAATAAATACCGAGTATAAGAGTATTGCGGAGTTTTTCTATAAAGCTGTAGATAGTGGAAAAAGGCTCTTTGCCTCTAAATTTCGCTACATTCAATATGGCTCATATAAGATGACACTAAACTCAATTATCCAAGGTGGGGCGTTAAATCTAAAACAAAACGAGGATATATTTAATCTATATATAAGCGGCGCAGCAAGCTCAAAAAAGAGCTTTGTAAGAAACTATCTTTTAATTTTTATACTCTTAATTTTTATCTCTGCTTTTGGATTTATCTCACTTATTCAAAGCTTTCAATCAAGCGATGAGCAACCAATAAGCGAAGATCAACCAGTAAAAAAGATAGAGAGCAGACCACAAAAAGCGCAGCCAAATTTGAGCAGTAAACAACCCAAGTTAAACTTAAATACAGATGAGATATTTTACTTTGAGATATCTTGCAATAGTGGATATTGTCAAATATTAAATGGTAAATATTATGAATTTGAAGTTTCGTATCTAAACTTTTTAATAGAGAATTTAGAGCCTATCTATGTAAGGCAAAGAGCCTCACCGAAGGGCTATTATAGATTTTTTATAGCTTTTAAACAAAACCCATTTATAAATTTAATTAAAAGGAGTATCAAAGATGAAAAAGGTGATAGTTTATCTAATACTAGCCATTAGTATTAATGCAGCACAATTTAAGCATGAGTTGGGCGATTTTATAAATATGGCTGCGCAGCAAAATGATGTAAGAATTTTAATAAGTGAAAGCGTCGATAAGAGCGCTTTTAAGTTTTATACAAAAGAAAAAGAGCCTAAAATCTCTATTGACATGCTCAAGCAGATGTTAAAATCGAATAGTTTAGTGCTGCTAAAATTTGATGATTTTTACTTTGTGGATACAGATAATTCAAAAGATGAGATAATCGATTTAATCTCAAATAAAAACAGGCTCTATTCAATATCACTAAAAAATCACACATCAAGCGATGTAACTAATCTATTAAAAATGCTCGATGTAAATTCGACCTTTATTTCAAATACAAATGAGGTCTATTTTAGTGCGCCAGATGATGGAGTTTATGAGAGCATTAAATTAGCCCTTGCAAATATAGATAAAAGCCCAAAACAAGCGCAAATCAAAATTACAATTTTAGATACGAACTTAGCCAAAGTTAAAACGCGTGGCTCACAAATTTCAAGCTATCTAAAATCTGCCCCAACCAATACTTATAACTACTTTTTAAACCTGATAACAATGCCATTTAACGCCACTTCAAATGTTACAAATGGCTCAAAAGGTGGATTTTATGAGGTGCTTAAATATCTAAACGAAAACGACTTTACAAAGATCGAAGCAAATCCAATTTTTCTATTAAGAAGTGGTAAAGAGTTATATTTTTCAAGTGCTCAAAATATCCCATATTTAACGCAAAATAAAGCCTTTAAAGATGATAAAGAGAGCGTTACAAATAGCTATGAGTATAAAGACGTTGGATTAAAAGTAAAGATTAATCCGCTAATCTTAGATAATGGCAGCATCGATTTAGATATAGATTTAATTATGGAAAACATAATCTCCACACAAAACGATAAACCTACCACATCTAAAAAGCAGCTAAAGGGGAGCTATCTATTAAAGCGTGGAGAGCTACTAATACTTAGTGGATTAAATCAAAACCTAGAGTATAACAAAGATTACAGCGTTCCTTTGCTCTCAAATATCTGGATATTAGGAGAACTATTTAAATATAGATCAAAAGAGATAAAAAGCACAAATTTAACTCTCTCTATTGAGATTTTATAAAGGGTGCAAAGATGCAAAAGACAATAATACATAAAGACGGAAAGACCTATATTTACGCTTCTAAAATAGAGGCATTTAATAGACCTTATGCAATTAGCCCTCAAGATAAAGCCGTAATTGATGAGAAGATTGAAAAAGGCGTCGAGTTTTTAAAAAACACTTGGATACTGCAAAAGAGTAAAGATGATGAAGAGGAGGCTAAAAAGCGAGGCTATAAAATTCAAGAGTACATTACCATGCTCGATGTATCAACGGGGGCAAACACCACCCCAAAACAGTATCATGCCGAACTTTACAATAGAATACTAACATTAAAAGAGTATGCAAAAGAGCTAGGATTTGACATGCCAGTATTTATAACAATTACCCCACCTAGTAGCCTAAAACCGCTAAAGCAGATACAAATTACTCCAAACTTAATAAAATTAATAGACAATCCAAAATTTAGCGGTGCTCTAGATTATGCAGTTAAGGGGCGTGAATATATTGGTAATATTTGGCGAAAATTTACCAATCACCAAATATTTAAAGATATCAAAAAACAGTTTGGAACAAAGCTAATATTCTTAAAGGTTTATGAGCCCTTTTTAGATGGTGCGCCCCACTCTCACATAATCTGCTTTATCCCTTCAAGCTTTAAAGAGCGTTTTATAAGGGCTTTTAACAACTGTGTAGGAAAGACTAAAACGGATGTAAAGACAGAGTTTAATGGGGATGTAGGGGGCGTTATAGCCTATATATTTAAGTATGTGTTAAAGAGTTTTATTCACAAAGACGAGAAGCGCTTTATAGATGATGTGGCTTATTGGTATATAAAATTTAATATGCGCCGCTTTTCTACCTCCAGAACTTTAATACCACTAGCATATTATAGACGCATAAAAGCAAAAAAGAAATTTAGAGATATGCTAGAGATGACAAAAGCCTATAAAAATGATATGTTTGAGGTTACTTGCATAGCAAACATGTATAAAAGCTTAATAGGAGAGCGCCTATTAAGCCAAGATCTAAAGCTCTATGAGATTGTTATAAATGTCATAGATGATGAGGGCTTTTTAAACTCAGTTGTAGCCTATAAGCGCAGCGATAAAATAACGATTTGGTTCAAGGATGGTTCTGAAAAGATAATCGATGAGTACACCACCTCAAAATCAGATGTAATAGATGAAGCAGGTGGAATAGTAGAGGTAAGCCAAAAGCTACAAATAACAAATGAAATTCAAGAGATGAAGACAGCCAAGGGAATAAAAAAGGTCTTTGGAACTTTATTTAAAGCAAGCCTTAAACAGCTACCTTTAGAGTTAAGACCAGATGAAGCTTTAGAGGAGCTTTTAGAAGAGGTATTTAAACAAAACGCCCTAAGAGTGGTGCAAGAAACAAACAACGCAAGAGCAAAAGAGAATAAAAAACAGCTAAATAGAGCGCTTAGCAAGGGAACTCAATTTAATACCATAGGGGTGATGTTAGATGAAATTTAACTACTATGCAAAGTTATATTTAAACTTTGGAAAGACACAGTGGAAAAAGTCGACATTTATAAAAAACTCATCAATTGTAAAGAATAGATTTAGTGAGTTTTTAAATCTTGATATAGATATTATAAAGCCTAGCATGATTAAGACTTGGCTAATACAATTAAAAGATGTTGGAAACAAATCAAAAAGGCACTATATAAACGCATTAAATAGCATATTTAATCTAGCCTTACAAGATGACATGATAAATAAAAATCCAATAAATTTTAAAATAGATTATCAAGCACCAAAAATCAAGCCTTTTAATATCGATGAAGTTAACAAAATATTCAAGCTATCTAAAAAGTATAATAAAAATTTTCAAATGTTTATAAAAATGGGCTTTTTAACAGGTATGAGAACGGGGGAAATTTTATCTTTAAAAGTCAAAGAGATAGATTTAACTAAAAAAATTATAAAAATCAACTCATCAATCTCAAGATTTGGAGAAGATAGCCCAAAAACCAAACAATCTAAAAGGGTAATTCCAATAATCGATAAGTTAGCAAGCGATTTAATACTATTTATAAACTATAAAAATACTTATCTATTCCAAACGACTAACAATAAACCATATACAAACACAGATTTTTTTACTAAAAAATGCTGGAAACCAATATTAAAAGAGCTAAATTTAGAGTATAGAAGGCTTTATGTAATGAGGCATACATACGCAACTAACATGTTGTATAAAAACTTGGTATCCCCTACACAATTAGCCAAACTTTTAGGACATACAAATCCTAAGATGATCTATGATGTATATGTAAATTATCTAGACGAAAATATGGAAAACTTTAACAGGGGGATAAATCTTTACTGAACACAAGAGCCACCGGGGGAAGGCTCGCAAGCTCGCTTCCCCCGGTGATCTCTCCACATAATTAACTTTTTTGGCGTTACCTCTTAGCGCAACTTTCCATTTAACCAACCAACCCATTATAACACGCGTCTCTAGCATGTCAAGGGCGTCGCTGCGCTCGTAGATGGCTAAAACCCCGCCCTACGCCGAGGCGGGATTTTTGCCACCCTTGACACACTAGCCCCGCGTGTCGGAGGGCTGGTTA